TGTTTTCAAAACTTACCGCAATGAGGAATTTAGACAATCATCGTTATATAGGAGAGGCGATTCAATTGCTACAAGCCAAAGGAGAAAAAGCCCCGCTTCCGTGGTGGGTAAAGCCTTTGGATTATCTCTTAACGGCTCTCTTTCTTTCCGCGTATTTATTTGCTGCATATAAACTCATACAATGGCTAATTCTCAAGATGTTATCTTAAAATTCTCTGCGGATACGACTGAGGTAACCAAGGGTATTGAACAAGTAGAGGACGGAGTAAAAGGAACAGATGCGGCCGTTGGAGGGTTGACAAGTCAACTGGATAAGATGACGGGCGGAGCAGTCACGGGATTTAAAAACTTTACAACGGGTCTTAAGACGGGCGTAACGGGTCTAAAGTCTTTGAAAGTTGCTTTAGCGGCGACGGGTATAGGTTTAATTTTAGTGGCTTTTGCTGCTCTAACTTCTTACTTCACAAGCACAAAGAAAGGAGCGGAACAACTTAAGGTTGCAACCGCTGCTCTTGGTGCGGCTTTTGATGTAATCCGCGATAGGATTAGTAAGGTAGGCGGGGCACTAGTTAAGTTTTTCCAAGGCGATTTCTCTGGGGCTTTAGATGACGTTCAAGATAGTTTTACCGGAATTACGGAAGAAATTATTCGAGAGACTCAAGCGGCGGGAGATTTGGAGAGGGCTATGAATAAGCTCAAAGACGAAGAGCGGGACTTCATAAAAGTTAGAGCGGAAACAAATAAGCAAATTGCAGAAGCGAGGCTTTTAGCGGAAGACGAAACTCTTTCGGTAAACCAACGCTTAACTGCATTACAAAGAGCGGTTGACCTTGAGAAAGAAACCGTAGCGGAACAACTTCGACTCGCTGAAGAAAGAGCGAGGATAGCGCGTGAACAAGTTGCTCTTGGGGAGAGCCTAGAAGAAGATTTGCAGGCCGTTGCAGAAGCGGAAGCGCAGGTGATTGACCTGCAAACGGCTTCCCTTCGTACTCAAAAGCGATTGACAACGGAACTCAACTCGCTAAAGTTGGAGTCTATAAACCTCCAAAGAGAGCAGCTTAAAAATGAAATTGACCTTGCAAACGCAACGGTCAAAGCCATGGAGGCGAGAAAAGACGCAGAAATTAAAACCCTCGAAGTAACGCAAGAGGTAGCAACGGCAACTCTTCAAACTAACCAAACCTCTCTCACTTCCCAAGTGGACTTGACCGAAACAGCGGAGGAAGAAAAACGAAGGCTGAGGAGGGAGACGTTTGAGGACTTTAAAAACGGAGCAGAACTTGCAGCAAGCCAAGGCTTACAATTTGCTTCAATGACGTTGGATCTTATTGGCAGCCTGAACACGATATTCACTCAAGACGAAGAGAAGAGAGCAAAGCGGAGTTTTGAGATTGGTAAGAAATTAGCAGTTGTTCAAGCTGTAATGAATACCGCTGAAGGTGTAACCACGGCATTAACGGATAAAACGCAGCCTTCAACAATTTTAAGGATATTGCAAACCGCCGCCGTAGCGGCTTCGGGTGTTGCTCAAATCGCAACAATAAAGCGACAACAATTCAACGCGGGAGGGTCTACCGGAGATATACGAACACCGTCCTCCCCGGGTTTAAATCAAGCAGCCCCAACATCCCCACAACTCGACCTCTCTTTCTTAGGAGGTGGAGCGGGGCAAGATGGATTTAGAACGTACGTCATAGCTTCCGAGGTTTCTAACTCTCAACAAGCCAATCAAAAAATTAACGACCAAGCAGCACTTGTAGGATGAACATAATTGAACTAATAATCGATGAGGAAGCGGAACTCTACGGGGTGGACGCTTTGTCATTAGTCGAGCAACCCGCTATCGAATCCGAATGGGTAGCGATGAAGTCCCAGGAGTTTACTTTTAAAACTCAGGACGAAGAAAAGCGTATCGTAATGGGTGCGGCTCTTATTCCCGACAAACCAATCTACCGCAAGAACGAAGATGAGGAGTACTACGTGTACTTTTCAAAGAAGACCGTGCGACGGGCTATGGAATTATACTTCAAAAACGGCAATCAAGCCAACGCTACCCTCGAGCATGAGCACGCTATTAACGGCCTGCACCTCGTAGAGAGTTGGATTGTCGAAGGGGAGCAAGATAAATCCCGTATTTATGGTATAGATGTTCCCGTTGGAACTTGGATGGTTTCAATGAAAGTCGAGAACGAGGCTATTTGGGAAAAGTTTGTGAAGGAGGGCAGCGTGAAAGGCTTCTCGATAGAGGGCTATTTCGCGAACAAGTTTGAACTCGCAAAAGCAAGCGTAAAAAAAGACAAACGATATAAAGACGGGACGCGCGTCGATATGGAGTCTTATAGCGATTACCCGGACGGAGTAAAGAACAACGCGAAGAGAGGCATTGAATTGAACGAGAAGCAAGGTAATAAGTGTGCAACTCAAACGGGAAAAGTCAGAGCGCAGCAATTAGCCAAAGGAGAGCCTATTTCTGAGGAGACTATAAAACGAATGTATTCTTATTTGTCAAGGGCTGAGGAATATTACGACCCCAATAGCACGACCGAATGCGGAACAATTTCCTACCTTTTATGGGGAGGCAAGGCGGGCTTACGATGGTCTAAAAGCAAGCTGAAGCAATTAGAGCTATTGTCAGCCATTGAAATGGAGCTTGGCATGGACATGGTAGAAAAAAAGCTTTTAAGTAAGGATTGACCCTTCTAAATCGTTATTTATACAAATCCCAGAAGATGAATCTAAAAGAACGCATCTCCGAACTCTTCGAACAATACAGCGTTGAACTCGCTGTCGAAGAAAAGGAGGAACAAGTTTCGCTGATGGCTACTGCCGTCCTAGAAAGCGGACAAGAAATCATGACCGACGCGGACGCATTCGCTGTCGGTGTATCTGTTTTCGTTACTAATGACGAGAACGAACGTATCCCTCTCCCCGATGGAGACTATCAACTCGAAGACGGCTCAACGCTCGTTGTCGCTGAAGGTGCTATCTCGGAAATGAAAGACGCTGAAGCCCCTGCTGAAGAAGTGGCTGAAGAAGTAGTCGAAGAAGTCGAGGCATCCGTTGACATGATTACGCGTGAAGATGTGGCTTCTATGATTGCGGAAGCAGTAGCCGAAGCAAAGAAAGAATTCTCTTCTCAGATTGAGGAGAGGGACGCGAAGATTACCGAACTCAGTAAGCAAACGAGCAAGACAATCTCCCGCGCTCCTAAGATGGAAGCTCCCGTTTCTGTCGATTTAAAAAGTTTATCAATCACGGAACGCGTCGCAGCGATCCACAACCAATTCTCAAAATAATGGCTAACGCTACAGTTGGAGTCGGCACATATGCCGGCGAAGCAGCTAGACCTTACGTCGCTGCTGCGATTCTGTCCGCAGACTCAATCGCAAACAATTATGTCTCCGTCTTGGAGAACGTTCATTCTACTGCGGTTCTCCGTAAGTTCTCAGGAGCTGCGATTTCTGCCGCAACTTGTGAGTTTACAACTACATCGGGTCAATTGACTTTGGGTGAAGCGGTTTTAAACGCTACGGCTCTCCAAGTAAACGAGCAGGTCTGTAACAAAGACCTTCGAGCAACTTGGGAAAGCGCACAGATGCGCGGACAATCCTCAGCAGCTCCCGCAGACTTTACAACTTTTGCTGCTCAGTACGTAGCTGCTAAGGTTGCCGAAAATATCGAAATTAACCTATGGGGCGGAAACTTCGACCCATCAAATAGCGCGTTGACTGGGGGCGGTATTTTAGGAAGTTCCTTTGATGGTTTATATCACCACATCGTAGACGCATCAGCAAGCTTGGGATACGATGGCGAGGTTGCCGGAGCTTTTACCGCTAACGCAGCTGCTGCAACGGGAATCCTCACGCATTTAGATGCTTTAGTAGCGAACGCACCTTCTGCCGTTCAAAGCGATGCGAACGCAAATATCTACATGAGCCGAAAGTCTTTGTTCCTGCTTCAGAGAGCAATGGCGGGCTTCGGAGTTGTATCGGGTGATCTAACTCTTGGTGCTGCCGGTGTTTCAATAGCACCTGAATTTGTAGGAGCAGCTCGACCAACGACCTTCCTTGGTTTTAACGTAGTCGCAGCGTCAGGATGTCCTAACGATACCCTTTTGCTTTGCAACCCGAATCAAATTTATTTCGGAACGGACTTGCTAACCGACCATATCAACGCGTCAATCTTAGATTTGACGGGTGTAACGGGTGACGATGTTACTCGCGTAATCATGCGCTTCTCAGGCGGTACGCAAATCGTTGACGCGGGTTCTTTAGCTGTGATTCGTCGCACATCCTAATTTGAACGGGAGGGGTTTCGACTCCCTCCTTTAATTCCTCTATCATATGGCTTGTACATTAACAATCAACGGCAGGGCGTTTCCCTGCAAAGACAAAATCGGAGGAATCAAGCGCGTTTGGATTAAGCAATTCGATGCGACTGATTGGGGGACTATTACGGCAGGCGTAGTTGCTGCGGGAACTGCCATTGTCGTCTTTGGTTTCGAACTCACAAAGAACTCAGGTTCATTCCAACAAGCGGTAAACGCTTCGGTAGAGAATGGAGTTGTTTTCTATTCTCAAGTTCTTGAGATTACTATGAACAACCTCGTCGCTGCGGATAACGTAGAGATGGCGGACTTATTAAAGAACCGCTTAACGGTCATCGTTCAAGATGTCAACGACAACTATTTCGCGATGGGTCACACTCAAGGCGCGGAAGGTACGGGAGGCACTATCGGAACGGGAACGGCAAAAGGAGACCTTAACGGGTATCAATTGCAGTTCACCGCAGAAGAAGCAATCCCCGCTCCGTTTGTTGCTGCTGACGACTCGAATATCACGTTCACGGCCGGAACTTGATTCTGTTTTTTTGGTTAGGTTTAAAGGAGGGGGAGGGCATTGCGTCCTCCCTCTTTTAGTTTAAAACGATATGATACACCTCAATCCCAATTCAGCAACCGAGCAGACAATCTATCTCACTCTTCAAGAGATGAAGAAAGACTTCGACGCTTTTACGAATTACCTCGTACTTTTTCAAAGCATGGCAAGCCGCGAAGATTACTATTTCATTGGAGACGTTGCAACGGACAACGCGAGATATACCGCGCTTTCTATTTTCACCAACCTCGACGATCCCACAAACGGGAATATCTTACTTGAGGCATCAGGTCAATACTTCTATAAAGTATGGGGTCAAAACTCTACAACGAATCTCGACCCAACTAACGCATCCGTTGTCGCACTCATCGAAGAAGGGACTCTCGATGTAACGGGAGAAGTTGGATATAACATCCCGACAATCAATGTTCCTGATAACGTCATATATTACCAGTAATGGACATACTTAAACTCAGCCAATACCAAGAGAGGAGCTACGCGGAAAGCGCAAACTCTAAAGGGTTCGTAAACTACGGGGATGATAACCTTTTTCCGCAGTACCTCATCGACCTCTTTCATTCTTCGTCCACTCATAACGCTTTGACGACTACTATCGCAACGATGGTTTTCGCAGAAGGTTTTGATGCTACGACTTTAGATGGTCGCTTGGCATTTGACCAATGGAATCTAAACGATGAGCTTCGTAAGTCTTGCGTTGACTTTCAAATTCAAGGCGGCTTTGCTTTGGAGGTGAATTGGTCACTTGATAGAACGACTATCGCAAACGTCTCTCACCTTCCTTTTGAGAATATCCGTTCGGGATTCGTCAACGAAGATGAGAAGGTGGATTACTATTACTAT